CCTTAAAGAGCAAGTGGTGCGGATGGGACTCTCTCCCGCCTGGTTTCCAATTTCCAGTCAAAGAATTGGTGGCGAGCCTGAGTTATTTGGGGAGGTTGACAACAACCTCCTTTTTTTGTATGATATAAAAAAAATATCTAAAATATGATTGGATTTAATGCATTGGGGCAACTTGGAAGACTTGGAAATCAAATGTTTCAGTTTGCCTCGTTGAAAGGTATTGCAAGAAATCGTGGATTTGAATATTGTTTCCCGCCGTCAAAAAATGAAAATGAATGGACGGATCATCAACTGTTTAATCCATTTAAACTTTCTAATACAAATCAATTAAATGTTCAGATTATTGATCCAAATAGACCAACAGTTGTAGAGCAATCTTTTTCTTTTGATGAGAAGTTATTTAATGAATGTCCTGATTGGGTTTCTATTCAAGGATATTTTCAAACAGAAAAATATTTTAAACATATAAAAAAAGAAATTAAAGAGGATTTTGAGTTTATAGACGAAATTTTTAATCCCTGCAAAGAAATGATATCTGGTCTAGATAAACCAATTTCATTGCATATTAGGAGAACTGATTACATAACTAATCCTAATCATACTGCCTTGAGTCTTGAGTATTATAAAAAAGCACTTAAAGAATTTGATAAAAATTCTACCGTCCTTATTTTTTCAGATGACCCAGAATGGTGCAACCAACAAGAACTTTTTTCTGGAGATAGATTTTTAATTGCTGAAGGAAATTCTAATTATGTAGATCTCTGCTTAATGACTCTTTGTTCTGGGCATATCATTGCTAACTCATCATTCTCTTGGTGGGGTGCTTGGTTGGCAAATAGCAAAAAAGTAATTGCTCCAGATGGGTGGTTTAAGGGGTCTGATAATGAACACCTAGATACTAAAGATATAATTCCAGAGGATTGGATGGTGATTTAATGAAAGTTGCAATTTGTTTTATTGGGACAGGAAAGTACTTAAACTTTCTTCCAAAATATTATGAAAATATTCAAGAATACTTTCTTCCAGGAGTAGAAAAAACATTTTTAGTTTTTACTGATGGAGAAGGTGATTTTCCAGAAGATGTAAAGGTATATCAGCAGGAACATCTTGAATGGCCTTATATTACTCTAAAAAGATTTGAAATCATTCAAAAAGCAAAAGAAGAAATAGAAAAAAACGATTGGTTTGTTTTTATTGATGCTGATGCATTGGTGGTTGATACTATTAATAAAGAAGAATTTTTCGATGAAACCAAACCGTTTTTTGGAGTTCATCATCCCTGTCATTTTTTACAAATGCCACCACATAACAAGTATCCTGGAGCATTTGAAACCAATCCAGAATCTCTTTCCCATATAAAAGAAACTGATGATTTAACTGTATATTATCAAGGTTGTTTATGGGGAGGTAAAGTTCCCTATGTTCTTGAATTGATTGATGAACTTAACAATCGAGTTAATGAAGATTTAAAAAATAATGTTATTGCGGTCTGGCATGATGAAAGTCATTTGAATAAATTTTTTATTGAAAGAAAGGAACTTGTCCATACATTGGGACCAGAATTTGCATATCCAGAAGTATTTTCTGATTGTTGCAATTTTTCAAAAAAGGTAGTACACTTATCAAAAGATAATTCAAAATATCATTAATAATAAAAACATGAATCTGAAAGACCTAGAACTTGTCACTGCTCTTGATCAAAACTTTTATGATAGTTTTAATACTTTTATGCTTAGTTCTGATTTAAAAGTATTTGGAAAACTTTTGGCAAGAATTCAACTTTTTGATAGAGTCAAAGATATACCTGGAGATATTATTGAGTGTGGAGTGTTTAAAGGAACTGGTATTTTTACTTTTTTAAAATTAAAAAGATACTTCTGCCCAAATTCTTATAAGAAGGTAATTGGATTCGATTTTTTTAATTCTGAAGATTTGACCTCTAATCTGACAAATCAAGATAAAGATGCGATGACAACTTTATTTGAGGGAAGAAATTTTAAACATGATAATACCTTTAAAGATGAACTAGATTTGTTAATTCGCAAATCTGGATTTATGGATCACGAATATGAATTAGTATCTGGTGATATATCTAAAACTGTAGTAGAATATGTCGATACTAGACCAGGAGCTAAAATTTCTTTATTGTATCTGGATTTAGATTTAGAAGTTCCTACCTATGATGCTCTAATGTCTCTTTGGGATAGAGTTAGTAGTGGTGGAATTGTTGTATTTGATGAATATGCATATCATAATTGGTCAGAATCTATTGGTGTAGATAAATTTTTTGAAAATAAAAATATTAAAATTCAGTCATTAAACTTTTTTGCTCCCTCTGCATATGTTGTTAAGCCATGAATAAATTAGTAATTTTTGATTTAGACGGTGTTCTTATTGATAGTAGAGAAATGCATTATGAAGCACTTAATCGTGCTTTAGGAAAAGTTTCTTGGGAGTATGTCATAAGTCGGGAGGAGCATCTTAGTGTTTATGATGGTCTTCCTACATCAAGAAAACTTTCAATGCTTACTGAAAAAAAGGGACTTCCAGTAGATAAACATCAGCAAATTTGGGAAGATAAGCAGAAAGAAACACTTGAAATTTTTTCTGACTTAGAGCACGATTATGAATTGATGCATTATTTTCAGCAACTAAAACAAAGAGGATATCAAGTTGCAGTTGCTTCAAATAGTATCCGTAATACTGTTAAATTAGTTTTACTTCGTTTAGGAGTATTAGAATTTATCGATTATTATGTAAGTAATGAAGATGTCGTAAGGAATAAGCCATTTCCTGAAATGTATTGGAAATGTATGACTGCCTGTAATGCACTCCCAAAAGACACTGTGATTTTTGAAGATAGCCATATCGGAAGACAGGGTGCTTTGGATAGTAAAGCGCATCTAATTCCTATTGAAAATAGATATGATTTAAATCAAGAAAAAATTGATAAAGTTTTTAAAATTTTTGCATCTAAAAAACTTACTACCGTTCCTTGGAAGTCTGAAAAAATGAATGTTCTCATCCCTATGGCAGGTGCTGGTAGCAGATTTGCCACTGCTGGATATACTTTTCCTAAACCACTAATTGAGGTTAATGGAAAACCAATGATTCAAGTAGTTATTGAAAACCTTAATATTGAAGCAAATTATACTTTCGTAGTTCGTAAGGAACATTACGAAAAATATAGTTTGCAGTATCTCCTAACATTAATTGCTCCTGGTTGTAATATTGTACAAGTAGATGAACTTACTGAGGGATCTGCGTGTACAACACTTCTTGCAAAACAATATATTGATAATGACTCTCCTCTCTTACTTGCAAATTCCGATCAATTTATGGAGTGGAACAGTAATGAGTGTTTGTATGCATTTAATGCAGATGGAATTGATGCTGGAATCCTTACATTTAAAGCAACGCACCCTAAATGGTCCTATGCAAAAATTGGTGAGGATGGGTTTGTTTCTGAAGTAGCAGAGAAAAAACCAATCAGTGATAATGCAACTGTTGGTGTTTATTATTGGAAAAAAGGTTCTGATTACGTAAAGTATGCAGAACAAATGATCGAAAAAAATATCAGGACAAATAATGAATTTTATATTTGTCCCGTCTTCAATGAAGCAATCGGTGATGATAAAAAAATTAGAGTGAAGGAAATTGAAAGAATGTGGGGAATCGGTACTCCAGAAGATCTTAATTACTTCTTGGAGCACTATAAAGAATGAAACTGATTGCACATAGGGGAAATCTAACTTCACCAAATCCTACTAGAGAAAATAGTCTTGATTATATTGAAGAAGCTTTGTCTGGGGGTTTTGATGTTGAAATTGATTTAAGATACAAAGATTATCAGTTTTATTTGGGACACGATGAACCACAATATCAAGTTCCGATGATATGGTTAGTTAGAAATAAATCTAATCTTTGGATACACTGTAAAGATTTAAAATCTTTGGATGTTCTCTCTAACAGTCCGATCGATTTTAATTATTTTTGGCACCAAGAAGATGATTACACATTAACAAGTAAAGGATATATTTGGGCATATCCTGGAAAAGAAGTTACTGAAAAATCTGTAATGGTTATGCCCGAATGGGAAACTAATATTGATAATCTATCAAAATATAAAGAAACACTTTGTTATGGCATCTGTAGTGATTATATATCTAAACTAAAATGAAAGTAGCAGTTTGTTATAGTGGATTTCCAAGAAATATTCAAAAAACATTTCCAAACATCGTGAGTAAAATGCTAAAAACTCATAATGTTGATTTTTTTATTCATACTTGGAATGTCGGGGAGTATCAAAATGAAATTGATTATGTTAAAAATGAAATATCACCAAAATTAATTTTGGTGGAAGAACAGAAAAAATTTGAAAGAAATCCATATTATTTTATTAATTCAAAAACCACTTCTGAAGAATATTTGAATCAATTGAATTTATCGAGAGAGAATAAAAAATTCTTCCCTATTCCATCAGAAGAAAATTCTTTTAAATTTTATAAAGATTTAGAAGTAGTTAAATTTGGATATTATAGTAGTTTTCCATATAACTTTTTATCTCAATTTTATTCTTTTTATAAAGCAATAGGACTTAAAAAAATATACGAACAGAATAATGATTTTGAATATGACTGCGTGATAAGGATACGTCCAGATGTATATTTGTATGATGAGGTAAATCTAGAAGATTTAAATATGAATGTTCTAAACGTGTTTGATGCACCTCTTCACAAAGGAACGACTCTCACGGTAAATGATCATTTTGCCTGCGCCTCTTCCAGATTATTGGACATTTATGGAGAATGTTTTTTGTTTCTACCAACCTATTATTTTTCCTATGATGTAGATTTTATTCAAGAAATCATTCTTGGAAAACATTTAGAAGTTAATGATGTAAAGTTAAATAAAATGACAACATCCTATTTAATTACTAGAGATACAATAGAAAAAGAAAAATATCCAAAGTTTGTACGATGAAAATTGCAGTTTGTTTTTCTGGTCAACCACGATTTGTTCCGGAATGCTCTAAAAGTATCATAGAAAATGTTTTTCAAGATTATTCTGTAGATGTTTTTGCTCACCTATGGTTTGATGAAAAACTTCTAACAGAACCTTATAAGTATGGTGGAGATGGTGGATGGGAAAAACAGAGAATTTCACAACAAGCAATTGAAGATTTTAAAAAAATATACTCTCCAATTAAACTTGTTACTGAAAGAAGTTGTAATTTTTATGACTCTTATATGGAAGATGACTTTGAATTATCTCAAAATAGATACTGGCCTGGTTCTTTGACAGAGCCAAATTATATGGAGAGACAGATTAAAAATACACTGTCAAACTTTTATAGTATGAGTGAAGTTAATCGATTGAAATTGATTTATGAATATCAAAACAATTTTAAATATGATTGGGTCTTTAAAATAAGAACTGATGTAAATGTACATCAAAAAATAGACCTTTCAAAATATAATAGAAGTTCTTTCACCTGCACTTCGTTAATGCAACAACCTCCACATATTAATGATTGGTTTTGTTTTGGGGGATCTGATATAATGGATGTCTTTATGGGAGTATTTCCTATGTTTCAGAGAATTTTTGATCTCACTAAACATCATAGAGAAAGTATTTGGGATAATGAAACTCTTCATACTCAAATCTTAGATCAGATGTTAATTAATATTGAAAGACATCCTATTCAACTTTCCGTTCCTAGATTTTAAAAAAATGAAAACCTTATTAGAACTTTTTCAAAAATATAATAACTATGAGGATACCGAATATCCCTCAGATAAAAATTCATATCATTCATACATTGAAGATGTTTATGAAGAATATTTTGCTCCTTATAGAGACAAGGAGATAAACTTATTAGAAATCGGAGTTTCTTTTAGTGGATCTATTCGTCTTTGGGGTGAATACTTTAAAAATTCACAGATTTATGGTATAGACAATTTTTCTTGTGGGGAAGAGTATAAAAATAAATCACAAGATTTGATATCTGGATCAGTTGAAAATATAAAAATAATTTGTGATGATGCATATGGTAATGATATATTGAGTGATCTTCCAGAATTTGATATTATAATTGATGATGGTCCTCACACATTATTCACTCAAATTAAGTGTATTGAAATATATCTTCCAAAATTAAAACCTAACGGTATAATGTTTATTGAAGATATTATAGTTGATTTTGATTATGATTATGAAGGTGATGATCTTGCTCAACATCCTTCCATAAAAAAATTAATTGAAAAAATTCCAGACAATAAGTACGAATATAAGATTTTTGATCTTAGAAAAAATGTAATTGGAAGAAAAGGAATTCCTGAACAAGGAAGAGGCGATAACGTTATTTTAGCAATTAAACCTTTATGAAAATTATTATTTGGGGATATCCTCTCCATTCTCACACTCATTCATACATTCACGCTGCTTTTTACAAGGCATTTAATCATTTAGGATATGAGACTTATTGGTTTCACGATGGAGAGTATCCTGATAATTTTGATTGGAATGATTGTGTATTTTGGACTGAAGGATTTGCCGATAAAAATATCCCACTGAATAAAACCAGCACATACTTTGTTCACGTTTGCCCAGACCCAGCAAAATATATTAATGCAGGTGTTGGAAAATTTATAGATGTTAGATACAATCATCTGTGGCATAAAGATCACGTATACGATTATTCTTTGAATAAAGATAAGGTTACAAAAGTGGGTCCTTGTTGTTACTTACAAGAAAAGAAAAATAGAAGAGTCCAAGTATTAAATGATTACCAACAATATTGGATTGAAGACTATGATAAATTTTATGTAACTTGGGCAACAAATTATCTTCCTGAAGAATTTGATTTTGAAGATATTCATTATCCAAGAGAAAATAAAATTTATTTTAGTGGGAATATTTCTGCTAATGGCAGATGCGAAAATTATAGTACCTTTGCACCTTTTATTGACGAATGTAATAAAAATGGTGTAGAATTTATTCATAACGATCCATTTTCTAATCCACTTAGTGAAGAGGAAGTTATTCTAAGAACTAAAAAATCTATTCTTGGTGTTGACATTCGTGGACCTGAGCATATTAAAAATGGATATGTTCCTTGTAGAGTTTTTAAATCTATTAGTTGGGGACATCTTGGAACAACTAATTCTTATGAAGTTTTTAAAGAATTGGAAGGTCACTGCTTATATTCACCAGATACTTCTTTAATGTTCAATGATGCGATGATCAAACGTTTAGATTATGACTATATTAAAGAATCTATGAAGTATGTAAAAGAAAATCACACTTATGTGAATCGTATTCAATCTATTATGAGTCTAGTATGAAAGAAGTAACAATTGTATCATCTCTTTTTAATATTAAGAGAGAAGGGATGGATGGAAGAACCTGGGAAGAGTATCTTCAATGGTTTGATATTACATTGAAACTTAAGTGCCCAATGGTGCTCTTTGTGACTGAGGATCTGGTGTCTTTTATTGAAGAAAGACGAAAAAATATTCCTACAGAAATAATTGTTCAATCTGTGAACGATATTCCATATCAGTACCTTGGTGATAAAATTGAAGCAATAATTAATTCTGATGAGTATAGAAATAAAATTTTAGATCCAGAAAGAATTGAATGCCAACATTCAATGTATTCCATTGTTCAGTATTCTAAATTTAAATGGCTAAAGCAGGCAATAGAAGAAAATCCTTTTAATAGTAAATTTTTCTTTTGGGTTGATGCTGGCGGATCTAGATTTTTTGAAAACTATAATTTAGATCAAGACTACCCAAGTCCAAATGCAATTGAAGCACTTGAAGAAATGGGAAAAAAGTTTCTCATTCAAATGAATATGGAGTATTATAAGGATCTTGCTAATGCTAAGACTTTGGATGAAAATTATCTCCTTGATAATCGTTCTTATATTCTTGGTTCTATGTTTGGTGGGACTCAAAATTCATTATTAAAAGTTGCTAATGATGTTGAAGAAGTTCTTCTAGAGAAAATGCTTAATCAAGGATTTGTAAATAATGAACAGATTGCCTTGGGTTATTTGGTAAAACAAAATCCAGATGATTACGAAGTATATGAAAGATATGATGGAAAGCATATGTCTCTATTTTTGGAGTTGGGTAAGAGATGAAAATTACTTTAATTGGACCTGGAATTATGCCTATTCCTCCAACTGGATGGGGGGCAGTTGAGATTCTTGTTTGGGACACTAAAAATGCATTAGAAAAACTGGGGCATACTGTTCAGATTATTAATACTAGAGATTTTAATCAAATTATTCAGGAAATTAATTCATTCAGACCAGATTTTGTTCACATTCATTATGATGAATTTATTGGTCTTTATCCATACATTCAATATCCAAAAGCTATTACTAGTCACTTTGGATATTTGGAGAGACCAGAAATGTTTGGTGGGTACACAAATATTGCAAATGCTTTTGCTCAAATTAGACCAAATGTTTTTTGTTTATCTGAAGGAATTAGAAATGTTTACAAAGTATTGATGAATATTCCTGAAGAGAATCTTTATGTAACTCCAAACGGAGTTAATACGGAAGCTTTTAATTATACTGACAATCCTGCATATGGAAATAGAAGTATATACCTAGCAAAGATTGATTATCGTAAACGTCAGCATATGTTTCAAGATATTGAATCTCTTTGGTTTGCTGGTAATAATGCAGACAATAGATTTAATACATTTAAAAATTATCTTGGTGAATGGGATAAATCAACTCTTCATCAGCAATTAACTCAATATGGTAATTTGGTTCTTTTGAGTGATGGTGAGGCACATCCGCTTGTTTGTATGGAAGCTCTTGCTGCAGGACTTGGTGTAGTTGTTACTGAATGGGGAAGAGCAAATCTTGACGAAACAAAAGAATTTATAACTATTATTCCAGAAAGTAAAATTTCTGATATTGAATATATTGAACAGAAAATTATAGAGAATAGGGAAATATCTTTACAAAATAGGAAACAAATATTAGAATATTCAAAATCTTTTGACTGGACTGAAATCATTCAAAAATATTATATTCCCAGTATTGAGAGTATCATTAATGGACAAAAATAAATCAACATATAAACTTAAAGGAATTGGTCCAATATATTATTTAAATCTTGATGGACAACCAGAAAGACGACAGTATATGGAAGACCAATTTAAATATTGGGAGATAGAAAACTATACTCGTATCTCTGCATATGATGGTCGTGAAGATGATCTAAGTGATATTCTCGTTGGACGTTATCCTGAAATGATGACTTCAGGTGAAGTTGGATGTATTACCTCTCATCTTAAAGCAATTAAACATTGGTATGAAACAACCGATAGTCCTTATGCAGTGATTATGGAGGATGATTGTAATTTGGATTTAGTAAAGTATTGGAACTTTACTTGGAATGATTTTTATGCACATATTCCATATGATTGGGATGTGGTACAAATTGCGATTATTTGTACTGGAGATATACACGTAAAACTTCATAAAAGATTTGTAAACGACTTTTCAACTGCTTGTTATTTGATTAATCGTCATCACGCAGAGAAAATTTTAAGATTCCACGTCCGTGGAGAAAAATATAAACTTGATAATGGAGTTAAACCTCGTCCTGTTGCAGATGACTTGATTTATAACTCTGGAAACACATACTCCATTCCACTCCTTCTTTATCGAATTGAATTGGGATCATCTATTCATCCAGAACATATTGATGCTTTTCATATGGGCAATCACAGAGCACTTTCTCAGTTTTGGGAACAAAATGGTGCTTCTATTGATATCAAAGATTATATGAATTATGATCCTTATCTTGGTAGAATAACCGAAAATTCTGCTGCTCAACAGAACTCTTGACATTAGAAAAGATATCCATTATACTAAATAAGTACTTAAGAATTCTGTTGTAATTCTTAACATTTAAATGTCGTTTAGTACTAAAAAACAAAATTTATGATTACTCGCTCAATTATTGCTGCTGGCATTGCTGCTGCTTCTATCGCTACTCCTGCTGTAGCACAAGTCACCAACGTCTCGCAACTAAAAGACGTTCAACCCACTGAATGGTCTTATCAGGCAATCTCAAATCTGGTCTCACGTTACGGTTGTGTTGCTGGTTATCCCAATGGCACTTTCCAACCTGGTCAAGCTGCTACTCGTGCTGACCTTGCTGCTCTTACCAATGCTTGTCTTGATAGCATCACTACCTTCTACACTGAAGCAGATGCCCGCCTTGCCTCTGCTCTTCGTGCTGAATTCTCCCGTGAAATTGCTGCTACTAACAAGCGTGTGACTGCTCTTGAAGTTGCTGCTGCTCAGAAAGCACAAGGCGTAGGTAACTACGTTGGTGTTGGTGTTCTGCTCAATCAGCAAGGTGTTGCCGGTAACGGTTTCAGTGCTCAGCGTACCATCTCTGGTGCTACAGTTCAGGCACGTTATGCTGTGAAGAACTTCACCAATCTGAATGCAGTTTCGGTTCGTCCTTATGCTAGCTTCGTAGGTACTCCTGCTGGTCAACTGGGTGCTGGTGGTGGTGCTCTTGTTTCTTATGACTGGAGCATTTCCCGTGCTAAGTCTGGTGTGAGCCGTGCTAACGTTTATGCTGGTGCTGGTTATCAGATCCCCTTCGTGAACAACACTGCTGCTAACTATCAGTCTGCTGTTGGCAACCGTGGTCAAGTTGTTCTTGCTCTTGGCATTGAAGGTCGTATCACTAACTCTCTGGTTGGTTTTGCAGATCTGAAGTTCCCCACCACTAATGCTGCTAACAGCAATGGTGCTGCAAACGGAACTTATTCTCCAGTCTTTACCACTGGACTTGGTTTCAAGTTCTGATAGATTAACTGAAAATATTCACACTAAGGGGGGCTTGACGCCCCCTTTCTTTTTGCTATATAATACTGTTGTAAATCTTTACAAAAGATAATGACTGTAACAACTAATGAGCGTGGTCAACAAAATATGTGGGCAAATGAACCCACTATGTACTACGAAAACTATGGAATGGATACCCCCAATCAAGTAAAGGAAAGATACAATGGACGCTGGGCAATGGTCGGCATTATTGCTGGGTTTGTTTCTTATACTATCACTGGTAAACTCTTCTTCGGCGTCTTCTGATGATTGAAATTATTTGGACAGTAACCACAGTTGCTTTTTTTGTGACTTTGGGTTATGCTGTGGAGAAACTTGCTGAAACTTATTGATGCTTGGAAATCTTGAACCTGAAGAATCTGTAATGTCTACGGGAAGTTGGTTGGGAAAACTTTCTATTGCCCTCCAAAATCTTGAATGGAATGCTGATGATGAGATTAGTGTTGAAATCGGTGGAGTAGCAGTTACGGGAACTGCAACTCATCCTGATGCAAATCCAAAATGGGCAAAACCATTTGGAACTGTATCTTATCAAAATGATGCTTTTATTGTAATTAAAAATAAATCGAGGAATCCTGTGATTTCCTCAATTCCAAATCCTGAACTCAAACAACAACACCCCTATAAAGGAGAAAACTAATGGACAAAATTTTTACTGAAAAGGCAGAACGTCTGAATGGTCGTCTGGCAATGCTTGGATTTGTTGCTGCTGTTGGCGCATATCTTATTACTGGGCAAGTGATTCCTGGAATTTGGTGATATCAACTTGATTAATTTGATAGAGGAGGGATAAAACCCTCCTTTTTTCATAAATATAACGCAGAGTTGTTTCAAATATATGTTAGTAGATCTTCATAACTTTTTTAAGCATTACGATGAAAAGAATCCAAGGCACGTTGCTGCTGTAGAAAAACTTGAAAAGGACTTGCTTCTAAAAGCACAAGACTTAATTCAAGATGAATCTGAATGGGTGAAGACTTTTAGATCAAAACCAGAAGCACCAAAGTCAAATATTTTATCTGTTCCATTTTATCCACAAACAGATAATTATAGAGATGCTAACCGCACTTGCAATTCATCTGCCTGTGCGATGTGTTTAGAATATTTTAAACCAGGCACTCTTAAGGGGGCGAAAGGTGATGATGCTTATGTCCAAAAAGTATTTGCAATTGGCGATACGACAGATCACGTCGTTCAAACCCGTGTTCTGGCATCTTATGGCATTAAGTCACATTTTAGTTATGGTCTATCTTTTAATGACCTTGACCGTGAGCTTGCTGCTGGGAGACCCGTGGTTATTGGGATTCTCCACCGTGGCACTTTATCTACTCCTACTGGCGGGCACATGGTTGTAGTTATTGGTAAAACTCCTGGTGGAGATTATGTGGTTAACGATCCTTATGGATCATTAAATGATGGATATACAAGTGCTGTAACCAATGGTAAAGGTGCTGTGTATAAGAGATCTGATCTTTCTCGTAGATGGTGCCCTAAAGGTAATGATGGCTGGGGACGTATTTTTGAAGTTGCAAAAAAGTAGAATCAACACCACAATCAAAAGTCCCTCAATGTGGTGTTGATTTGATCAAGGAATTTGAGGGGTGTCACTTAAATGCTTATCCAGATCCATTAACAGGATACCTTCCCATTACAATAGGTTGGGGAAGCACTAAAGATTTTGATGGAAAATCTTTTAAACTTGGTAGAAAAATCACTCAAGATTATGCTGATAAACTTTTAATTTTTGATCTCGAAAATAGATTTATTCCATCACTTCAAAAAATCCCTTATTGGAATGAGATGAATGACAATCAACGCGGAGCACTTTTATCCTTTGCTTACAATCTCGGTGCTGGGTTTTACAATTCAAGTAATTTCAATACTATCTCTCGCCATCTTCGTGAAAAGAATTGGGGAGTGATACCCAAAGTTTTGGAGATGTATCGCAATCCTGGTAGCAATGTAGAGGCAGGATTACTTAGAAGAAGAGTTGCTGAAGGAAAACTCTGGGTTTCTTAATCTTCAACCTTAGTTCTTAATGCGATTACTGTAGTTAGAATTGCCAATAAAGTTTCATATCCTCTTCTCTCAGATTCTTTGCAATCTAACGGAGGGGGATTTTTTAATCCACCCAATACATTAGCACTAATGATAGATCCTGGAATCATAAAGTTGCAGGCAATGAAATTAAGACCAACAAATCCAACTGCTGATACACAAACTATAAAAATAAGTTTGTTTAGATTGAGTTTCATCTTCCTTCCTGTTTATGAATCCAGATTTTCAGATCTTTTACATACTTTCTTAATACTTCTGCTTGTGATAAGTGCCACTCATCTCCCGTTTTAGTGTAATTTTTAATGTGCTCGTCAACTGCATCAAGGCATTTTTTGATGACGGGATTCCAAGGTTCCCGAATTGGAGTATTCCATTCCCGTGGCATTTTGGGAAAGCAATTTTAAATATTTATTGAAATTAAGTCGTTTTACCTATTGACAGGATTTCCTGACAATGTTATGATAAATACATCAACAAGTTAAGGAATGTAACAAATCCTTAATGTTGTCCTCTACCTAACCGAGACCTATGGGGAGGTTAAATACAGTCTCTCATATCCCGCCTGAGGGTGGCGGGGGAATAGTATAACCACCATGTCCCTGATGGTCTTACTACCCGTTTAAAACAAATGACTGCTACTATTGCTCAAAGACAATCTACTAACTCCTGGGAACAATTTTGCCAGTGGGTTACTTCAACGAACAACCGCCTTTATGTTGGTTGGTTCGGAACTCTGATGATTCCTACACTGCTTGCTGCAACTGTATGTTTCATCGTCGCCTTCATTGCCGCACCTCCGGTGGACATTGATGGTATTCGTGAACCTGTTGCTGGTTCACTTATGTATGGCAACAACATCATCTCAGGTGCTGTTGTTCCTTCAAGCAACGCAATCGGACTGCACTTCTACCCCATTTGGGAAGCAGCAAGTCTTGATGAATGGCTCTATAACGGTGGACCTTTCCAACTGATTGTGTTTCACTTCCTAATTGGCATTTACTGCTACATGGGTCGTGAATGGGAACTTTCTTATCGTCTTGGAATGCGTCCTTGGATTATGGTTGCTTACAGTGCTCCTGTTGCTGCTGCTTCTGCGGTGTTCCTGGTCTATCCTTTCGGTCAAGGTTCTTTCTCTGATGCGATGCCTCTGGGTATCTCTGGTACATTTAACTATATGTTTGTGTTTCAGGCAGAGCACAACATTCTGATGCACCCCTTCCATATGCTTGGAGTTGCTGGTGTGTTCGGTGGTTCTCTGTTCAGTGCTATGCATGGATCTTTGGTCACAAGTTCCCTCGTTCGTGAAACTACTGAAACTGAATCGCAAAACTATGGATACAAGTTTGGACAAGAAGAAGAAACCTACAACATTGTTGCGGCACACGGGTACTTTGGTCGTCTCATCTTCCAATATGCTTCGTTTAACAATTCTCGTAGTCTGCATTTCTTCCTTGCTGCTTGGCCCGTCGTGGGTATTTGGTTTGCCGCTCTTGGTGTATCTACTATGGCGTTCAATTTGAATGGTTTCAACTTTAATCAATCCCTGATTGATAGTCAGAATCGTGTAATTCCTACTTGGGCAGACATCCTAAATCGTGCTGGTCTTGGTATGGAAGTTATGCATGAACGAAACGCCCATAATTTCCCGTTGGATCTAGCATCAGTTGAAGCAACGCCAGTTGCCTTGACTGCTCCAACCATCGGTTGATATAAAACCTAAAAAATAAATAGAGGAGTTCCACAAGAACTCCTTTTTTATGCTCTTTATTCTTACATTTTTTATTGCATTCGGTTTCTTTATGTTCATGATATCTCTTACCCAAGATTTATGATATCTTCCACAACACCACACAAACTTGCAGAAATTATTCGTGATACTTGGCCTCAACTTTACAGAAAACCAGAAGCATCTTACAATAAACAAAAGACTTTAAAAAATGAAAAAGTACAATGAAGAATATTTTTCTGTGATTGAAACTAAAACAGGAAGAAAAATTGTTGATTGTGGTGATGAAATGGATGCACATACAATGGTTTCTTTTGATCCACAAAACCGAACGATTACAAGAAATAAAGTTTTGATGAGTCCAGTAATTGATGTTGAAATTCCAAAAGCACTTCCTACAACAAATGTCGTTGCATCAAACGTAAAAGAAGGTGAATGTACAACAAAACAACAACTACTTGATGCTGGACAATTAAAACTTCCAGAAGATCAAAGAATTCCAGTCAATGCTAAATAACTTTCAGTTTTATTAAGAAATATGAAATTTACAGTTTATTCAAAAGATGGTTGTCCATATTGCACAAAAGTTCAGCAGGTGCTAGAATTGGCAGAACTACAATACGTGGTTTACAAATTGAATGTAGATTTTACTCGTGAAGAGTTCTATGCCGAATTTGGAGAAGGGTCTACCTTTCCTCAAGTAATTGTTGATGAAAAACATATCGGAGGTTGCTCCGATACAGTTCAATATTTGAAGGAGCAAAATCTAGTTTAATGAATACTAATTTTCACGAAGTTTACAATGATGTTGAAAAGGCAATTGATTATGCCTTTAATGGACAATTTGTTTTGAAGTTTTATGATTATTTGAAAATTCGTGGAACAAAAAGAAGTCAAGTTGAAGAGTTTATTGAAAGCACCACAGCAAATGAAATCAGTGATCTTGTAATGGATTTGGACACATACTTAGAAGGTGGTGCTGATGACCTTCATAAACAACTTCGTGAGGCTTATGGACATATTCCAAAACCTCAAGCAAGAAAAATAAGAAACTACATCTATGGCATCTTAGAAGATGCTTGGAAATATAGTAATGACAAACGACCAGGAAGACGCAAGAAGAACACTAAATAATAATGAACTCCAAATTAACCGGGGTGTTGAGTTATTACTACGCAATAGGAGGAAGGAGAAATCAAAACCAAAAACTTTTCAAGTGAAGTTTGGTAAAATGATTTCTCTCTTCCGTAGAGAGTTTCATTTTTTTATTGAATTTCACTTCGACATTAGGAAAAAATAAACCTCTCTGGAGAAGAAAAATGTTAGCAGTAACTCTAACTATAGGAACATTAGTTTCAATTATGTTCTTTTTTGTAGGAGGTGTGGTAGGATGGTTAGCAAAAGAACATTTCTATCAAACCCAACCAGTTTTTACACACCCAGAGATGTTTGACTCTAATGGTAATGTAATACCCGACGAAATTTTAGCTGTGAGATTTGAAAATGACTACGAGTACGACGAAGACGACGAAGACGAAGACTGAAACCCCAATTGAAAGTCTTCCATCCAATCCATTTGTATTTGAAGTTTTAGAATTGGCTTCAAAACAAAGAAGTAATGCAAAAAAAGTTGAAGTTCTTAAAACCTACGAACACGATTCTCTAAAAACAATTTTCATCTGGAACTTTGACGATACTGTGATTTCTCTTCTTCCTGACGGAGAAGTTCCTTATGCAAATGCTGATGAGCAGTCAGTATATGCTGGAACTTTGTCTGAAAATTTAGCAAAAGAAGCTGCTGGAGGAGAGTCTGCAACAGGTCAAGACTTGAATGGAAGAGGACGTACATCTCTTCGCAGAGAATATCAAAACCTCTATCACTATGTAAAGGGTGGTAATGATACACTTTCTACAATTCGTAGAGAAATGATGTTTATTAATCTTCTTCAAGGACTTCACCCAAAAGAAGCAGAAGTATTAATTCTTACAAAAGATAAGAGACTAACAAATAAATATAAAATAAGTATGGATAATGTGAAAGAAGCCTATCCCGAAATTCAATGGGGTGGACGTTCGTGACAGTTGCAGTAAGCGGAGAAAAAAGTATGGCAGAATCTGAAAAGGAAGAAAAAAATATTCTGCCATCTCGATATGGTTGTGAAATTCTTTTAGAAAAAACAACCCTTGAAAAAGCAAAAGATTCTTCTTTTCCAAGTGATGCTTACTTAGTTTGGTATGTAATTGATGGAAAACAATATCTTGATTTAACAAGGGGAACCAAGATTCGTATTTTTGATATGTATTATGACACATATGGTCCTGGAACACTCAAAAAAATTGACTTTGGATATGGAAGAGTAAATCCCAAACTTTGGGGGTATAGACAACCAGAGAAAAAGAAAAGAAGATGACAGAAGGATTTAGTAGGGAAAAAATTGATGTTACTATCAATAAAGATGAAGTGAAAAATCTTTTGAAAAAATACAAGAAAATCAAAAAGTATCAAAGGTCTCCTCTTTTTGAAGTTAAAACTATGGACGGAACCGAAACATATGTCAGCAAATTAATTCAAGAAGGGCAGGAGAACCTATGAAAAATGGGCAAGCACTATTTACTTAACTTGTACGGTTGTTCGTTTGTTCTGTTGAATGATGAACAATGTCTCATAGATTTACTAGAAAACGCAGCAATTGCAAGTGGCGCTACTATTGTTCAAACTATATCAAAGAAGTTTGAACCTCAAGGAGTCACTGTAATGTGTTTACTTGCAGAAAGTCATATTAGTATTCATACTTGGCCTGAAGAAGGGAAGGCAGCAGTGGATGTTTATACTTGTGGTGATTGCAATCCAAAAATTGGATGTGATATTATCATTCAGCAACTTTATGCATCAAACCATACACTAAGTTATATTGAAAGGTAACAAAAGTTACAAAATTGCTTGACTATATACGTCGGGTAGATTAAACTACCTATACGTTCATTCCCAACGGGAACGGAAGTAAGCCGACTCGGAACGGATCGTTCATTCTCTATTCGCAAATAGAGAACGCAAAAGCCGACTGAAGGAACGCTCTTTAACTTAAACAACTAAGGAGAACCCTAATGTCACAAGTCGTATACCGTGGTGTCGCATATGACACCGAAGTTCGTCGCCAACAACAGCAGGCACAACAACAGTCCCAACAATATAATGAAACTTATCGTGGTGTTAAGTTTGTAAAGGAGGGGCAAAAATGAACACTTATTTTGTTCGTTATCTTAAACTTAA